AGTGGCAAAAGACAGGTGGTCCCAAGTATGTTGTTAAGGGCGCAACTGAGACAAAGTATGTTGACACACAGAAAGTTGTAAAAACATCAATCGATCAAAATTGGGAAGTTCCTAGTTATGTAGATAAAGATAGCTTTGACTTCACATGGCATCCTGATGCAACTAACCCAGCATACAACTATGTCTTCCCCACTCAGTGGGCATTCTCAGGTGGACCAATCTATAAGGTAGAAGGTGCTACTGAGGTCAAATACGTAGAAGATCAGACTGCAAAAGCACTGCCCAATAAGAAAAATTGGGTGTTCGATCCTAAGGTCATCGATGAGCGTAGTATCGATTTTAGCTGGCATCCCTACGTTGATGATCAACCATACATTTATGAGTTTGGTACTCAGTGGCAGAAGAACGGCGGCCCTCGTTACATCACTCCAGGAGCAACAGAAAACTCGCCGGTCAAGTATGTAGATACTCGTATCATGCAGGCTACTCGACTGCCTTCGAAAAAATACTGGAATGTTTTAACTGATCACCCAATCGAATCGTTTGACTATTCTTGGCATCCGGATAATACGGAAGAAGCATACGTTCATGTGTTCGGCAACACTCAATACCCAGCAGAAGAAATGCCTACTGTTGAATATAGAGTTCCCGGAGCGGAAACTATTAAGTATGAACATGCGGTCGTAGCTAAACTAGGTCCTAGCATGACTAATTGGGAAGTAGGAAAACATATTGATGTGTCTAACTTTGACTTCTCATGGATTCCGCACCCTGACGATCCGGCATTCATTTATCAGTTCGGTACTCAGTGGCAGAAGACAGGCGGCCCTCGCTACGTAGTAGAGGGTGCAACTCAAGTTAAGTACGTGGATACTAGAATTCAACATGCTATTAAGTTACCAGTGAGAACTAACTGGAATATTCTAATAGACCATGATATTGCTGACTTTGACTATTCTTGGCACCCTGACGAAACCGAAGAACCGTATATCTATATCTTCGGCAATACTCAGTACCCGGCAGAAGAAATGCCCACTCTTGAATATAGAGTGCAGGGTGCAACTACTGTAAAATATGTACATGACGTAGTAGCTAAATTAGCTCCTAAGAAAGACAACTGGGACATCCCTGATAATATTGATGTAGACCAGTTTGATTTCTCTTGGGTGCCGCATCCTGACGACCCTGCGTTTATCTATCAGTTCGGTACTCAGTGGCAGAAGACAGGTGGTCCTAAGTATGTTGTGCCAGGTGCAACACAAATTAAGTATGTGGACACCAGAATTCAGCGTGCTATTAGACTGCCAGACCCAAGTAACTTTAAGATACTGCATAATTATAAAATTAAAGAGTTTGATTATAGCTGGCATCCAGATGAAACTGCACCTCCGTACATATATCAGTTTGGCAACAACTTGTATCCAGTAGATGAATGTCCTGCTATTGAATATGCTGTTGAAGGTGCTACTGAAATCTCGTTAGTCACTGATGTTGTTGCGAAGCTGGGTGTAAACAAAGCCAATTGGGAAATCCCAGAAGGCGTAGATGTTAAGAAGTTTGACTTTACATGGGTCCCGCACCCATTATCCCCTCCCTACATCTATCAATTTGGTACAAAGCTAGACAACAGCGATGGTCCTAGATATGTCACTCCTAACAACGAAGGTGAAATTGTATATCTTCCTAGAATTGAAACAGATGAAATTGAAGAATCCGAAGAGATTGTGATCGGTCAATATTATATTGAAACGACACTAGAGGATTTGGTTAACCAACATCCTAATGAGGTCTTCTGGGCGTTGCGTAAGAATATTGACTACACTAATTTTGACTTTGACTGGATGCCAGAATCATTAGGAGACTTTAACTACGTTCAGGTATTTGGTTCACCTGACTCAGAGTTAACACAAACATATTTTGTCAGCGCGGTTCAATATCTCAAGGGAAATACTGATCTAAAGTTTATTGATAGTTTTGAACTTGAAGAAGCAAAGCTATCAGAATTCTTTATTAAGCCTGACATGTTCTATGTTGATAGAGGTAATCCTGAGGCAGCAGAACGCTTCGAAGTGTTGAAAGCTAAGCTTGGAAACACAATTCAAAAGACTCGTTATCTTAATAGTTGGGTCGATACTATCAACCGCTGCATCAATCGATCAACTACCGAAGTAATTTGGGTGTTAAACAGTGAACTTGATTACACTGACTTTAACTTTGACTACTATCCTAACCCTTGGCAAATGAACATGGTTCATGTGTTTGGTACTCAGTGGAGTCATTGGGCTACTACATTCATGGTTAACCGTGAGTCATTCCCACAAGATACAAAGTACATCAAGGTTGTTGAACATCTTAGCAATTTAAACTTTGTTAAGGACAATCGTGCTAAGGCAACTAAGTGTGTCTATGACATTGTATTGATTGACCATGGTAACAAAGAAACAATTGGCGTACTAGAACTTCTTAAGAAAAGGGCTAGCGATAAGACAGTAACAACTGTCAAGTACAATGAAAGTTATCTCAATACATTACGTGAGATTGTAAAGAAGCAACCAGAGAAGAAAGAACATTATCTTTGGATTTGCAGTAGCGTTTGTGATTACAAAGACTTTGACTTTAGTTATATTTGCGATCCATTCGCAAAGGATCAACTACATGTATTCCCAAGCGGCAAACAAAAGTTTGGTGACACATTCTTTATTGACGTTAACAAGACACGTGAACTTATCGATAACTTAAAGGTATTGGAAGAGTATCAGAAGGTCAACTATAACGCAACTATGCGTGTGCAGCGTCTTCCTGAGCCAGTCATTGTTACATCAGACGATACACTAGTTGATGCTGCTACAAAGATTGAATCATGGCCATATGCTACATTGATGACTGAGGACAACAAAGACATTGACAATGTTGAAGTTGAGCCAATGAACTTGTGGGCACCTAATACTAAGAACATTCTAGTAACGAGTACAGGTTCATCACGTATCATTGTACCACGTGAAGTCAAAGACCACGTGAAGAAAGAATTGTATGACTATCCTTATATTAAGAAGTCTACAAAACTTGCAAAGAGTAACCCAATGGACATTGTATTCTTAAGCAATGGCGAAACAGGTGCGGATGAAAACTATGAACATCTATTGAAAGTGACAAAGGGACTTAAGAACCGTGTTGTCAGAGTAGATGGTGTTAATGGTCGTGTACAAGCATATCATGCTGCTGCCGAAGCAAGCAATACACCTTGGATGTTTACAGTATTTGCTAAACTAAAGGTCAGTGCTAAGTTCGATTGGAACTGGCAACCAGACAGAATGCAAGTACCAAAGCACTATATCTTCCAAGCGAAGAATCCAGTGAATGGTCTTGTATATGGTCACCAAGCAATGATTGCTTATAACAAGAGATTGACCCTCGCTAACGTAGGTCGTGGCCTCGACTTTACGTTGGACGATGAACATGAAGTAGTAGAACTATTGTCAGGTACAGCAATGTACAACACGGATCCTTTCTCAACATGGCGTACAGCCTTCCGTGAAGTATTGAAGTTACGTGCCGAAGATAGTGATATTGCCCGTGAGCGCCTTGATGCATGGATGAACAAAGCCGAAGGGGACTTTGCTCAATACAGCATCATGGGCGCGGTCAATGCCGATGAGTTCTACGATGAAGTTGACGGTGACTTTAATGAATTGAAGAAGTCCTATGAATGGGCTTGGTTGCGTGAAAGATTTGAACAACTATGAAGGTCTTGATATTTGGAGACAGTTTTGCGGCTGACTGGAGTGTGAAGTATAACGATTACAAAGGTTGGCCCAACCTGCTTGCTGAAAAATTCGAAGTGGTTAACATCGCCCAAGCAGGTGTGTCTGAGTTTAAAATCTATTGCCAATTAGAGAACGTAAACTTAGATGAATACGATGTGGTAATTTGTAGTCATACAGGTCCACATCGTGTGCCTACCAAATCACATCCAATTCATAGTAACGATTCATTGCACTATTCAGCCGATTTGATTTGGTCTGATATCGAATATCATTCAAGCAAACTAAAGAACTTTTTTAACCTATCTTTACGTGCAGCCAAAAACTTCTTTAGATACCACTATGACAATTACTATTTCGAAACAACATACAAGTTGTATCGTGAAGCCATCAATCGCAAGATGAAGGGTAAAAAGTATATTGTGGTAAACTTCTTTGAGGACATGAAGAAGTTCGAAGTCGAAAAGAATGTACTTGAGTTCTCGCATGTTTTTGCAGAGTTCAATGGTAAAATCAATCACTTAGATAAAGATGGCAACCAAATAGTCTTTAAGACTCTTATGGGTAAAATTTAAGACCAAACCATTTGCATTATGGTCAGCATGGTTGTATACTTAGCAAATGCCTAATCAGAATCTTGTCAACTATTTTACCACACACTCAGATTCAAGGGGCATCCCTTTTATTAAAAATCAAGTGTGGTTGCAATTCATTACGCAACACCCTGCGAACGAAATCAAAGAGGCGTTAGCAGAGTACATCACTGCTAACAACATCCCTTTTCCTTTAAAGGAAATCACACAAGACGAATTTGAAGAAAACTTTTTGAAGTTCTGTCGTACATCAATGATGAACATGTACAAGGACTTTGATAATGTTATTGAAAAGCACAACTACAAATATAAGTATGATGACAATCCATTAGGTGTACTGGATAAGTCACACGCATATAACATCTCTAGTAACTATTTTCAACAGGCTAACCGCATGAAGTGTGGCAGCAATCAAGTTGATAGCCCATGGGAGATTTGGCACACTAAGCATAAACTATATCGAATGAACTGGCACTTTTGGCGTGCAGGCACATTGGGTAAAAGTGATGTGTCAGATAGTACGTTCCGTAGCGCATTCCGTATTGGTACATACACTGCTACACAATTCAAACCCAACGTTGCAAAAGCACTATATGAAAAGCACAATGCAGTAAACGTACTTGACACTAGCGTTGGCTGGGGAGATAGACTAGCAGGGTTCTATGCGACACCAAACACTAAACTATATGTTGGCTGTGATCCAAATCCCGAAACGTTCGAGGTTTATAAGAAGCAGTGTTTAGAGTATGAGCGACTACTAGGCAGTAAGCCAGTAATTACCGAATCTGTCAACTATTTCAGTTGCAAGGGCGTTAAACATGTAGAGATATATAAAATGCCTAGCGAGGATGTGAATTGGTCAATGTATAAGAACGTCTTTGATTTCTACTTTACATCACCTCCTTATTTTGAAACTGAGAAGTATGCTGCCTCAACGTCAGATTCAGATAAGCAGTCATGGAGTCGATATCCCACATACAAAGAATGGCGTGATGACTTTCTGTTCAAGGTCAATCGCATGGTATGGGATACACTGACTGACAATGCGTACATGATGATTAACATCATTCCTCCTGGTCGTGAACATACGTCTTGGAAAGAGGGTGTTAACTTGTGTGACATGATGGTTGATGATATCAAGACCTACCCTAATGCACACTATTTGGGTAAGATTGGTATGAGACTGCAAGCCCGCCCGCACACAATCAGAAAAGCAGAAAAGGGTTCAGTACACGTAGAACCTATATGGGTATTCAGAAAGGGTACAAATGAGTACCCAAAAACTAGTACTTTCGACCAATTTTTTGCGTAAAAGGACTTGACAATAAATCCCAAACTAAATATACTTATGAACATGACAAAAGTACAAAAGCAGGGATTCATTCTATTACTCGCACCGGTAATGGCTTACGTTGGTTACAAACTAGCGTTAGAACTTTGGTGCATTGCATATGGGTTAATTTACTAACCCTAAAGGAGAACGTATGAAGAAAGTTCTAACTAGTATTGTGATTGGTCTTGCTGCCTTGACAGCAATCCCTGCACAAGCCCAGCATTGGGACAATCGCAGGGGTGTAGACCACGGTGGCTTACAGCACCCTGGAAGTTATCGTGAAGTGCAGTGGCAGCGACATATTCACAACCATCATCGTCATGGTGGACTCAACTCTACTGAAAAGGTAATCATTGGGGCAATCATTGGTGGTGTAGTGGTTGATGCGATCCATCGCAATCGTCCTGCACCTGAGCCAGTTGTAGTGTATGCTCCTCCTCTACCACCTCAGCCTTATCCAGCACCTGCACAACGATGCACTACAACTGAAGTCTTTGACAGATATGGTCGTGTGATTAGCACTGAGCGCACCTGTTACTAAGGTGGTATGAAGTATCAGGTATTTGAGTTTTGGCATCCTTTAGAAAGAGTTAAGCCAAAGATAGATGAACTATACACTCAAAGATTTGATAAAGTAATTATGTATGGACCACATGAGTGGTCATACTGGGACAGTTACTACTGGGATGAACTAGACAAAGCCTGTTACGAAACCAATCATGAATTGATAGTAGTAACAGGCAGTGCTGAATTTTATTCAGACGAAGAACCAAAGAATAAAGCCAATGTAAAGATAGTTACTTGGCCCACACATTTTTTCAGTAGAACTTACGTTCATCTAGAGCCTATACACACAGGCTTTCCTGAGGTCAATCAGTTTCAACATCACTATGCTTTCATGAACTATCAGCCTCGCTATTGGCGATGTATGTTGATGGATTTGGTTGCAAAGCATAAACTAATACATTGGGCCGCAGTGACATGGCATAAACCTGACACAGACGTTTATCAGTGGAAATACTGGAAGCCAAGGTTAATGCAATTGTCTGATAAGTCATTTACACAGACAAAGAATCAAAACATTTTACCCATTGAATACTATCAATCTTTTGCGCAGTTGGTTAGTGAAACTAGGGTCGATACGATGTTTCTTTCAGAGAAAACAGTGACACCTATTTTTATGGGAAAACCTTTTCTCGCAGCCTCTTGTATCAACTACCATGCATTCTTAGAAAAACTTGGATTCAAACTGTATGATGAGATTTTTGATTACTCATTCGATACAGAGCCTGATATGGAAAAACGTTTTGAAATGTTGTTAGAGAACTTCAAGCGTTTAACTAAATTGCCTCTATCAGAGTTACCCAAACTGAAAGAGAAGGTGCAAGAAAAACTTGACTATAACAAAAAACTTGCGTATGATATAGTCTTTGATTACAACTTGTATCCTGATGTTGTAAAAGAACTAGTTGATATTTACAAAAAGGATGGAACTGTAATGAATGGAATTTTAGTTGATATGTACCAAAAGGTATTTGAGACTAAATAAAAGTTATTGCTGTAAGAAGCAAAGAGAAAAGTGTTCTGGACGCGGGTTCGACTAAGCCTGTTTTACCATGAAACCACCATGTGTCTTATTACCTCGTAATGACGCATTGGCAAAGGCATTAGCATTGTATCCGCGATCCATACACCACTGACGCAACCCTTCTACTCGCTCAACGGTTCCATCTGGGTGAGTAACATCATAAACCTTCCCAGTCCAAGTTTTACCCCTTGCTTGTCTCGCACTCTTATATTTCTGGTGTAGTTCAGCGGCCCTTTCGGCACCAAAGATTTCTTCCCATTTCTTGCCCTTACGCTGTCTGATGTTTGTTTGCCCACCTTTTCTACTACCTGCCATGATTGCTTCTTTAGCGGCATCAAAGTTAGCATCAAGTTTAGCAAGCCCTTGCCAAGCAACATAGTCCTGCCAGTGCCCATGTTGCTCATACAATAAGCGATGTGCCTCGGCGTGTTCGCCCGGAGTTAGTTCAATAAGGTTACTTGGATCGTCGGTTCCGCCCATGTGTTTTGGGATAATGTGATGTTTGTGTTTCATAATATTATTTAGTCGAAACCATAGAAAAACGCTTGACAAAGGTTTCGACATGTGCTACAATGTTGAAAACATTTCAGAGGCAAAAGATGACACACCGTTCAAATACAAACAATCCCATTGACTTTCCGAAGATTCCCAAAGCATCGACGGAAGATATGGAACGGTTAGAGCAAGAGGCAAAGAAACCCAAACAACGCCGAGGACATGCCGAGATACCAGATCCAGAAGGTCGTAAAGAAATCAAGTCAAGTTTGGGATATAGTCGTGTAGGTATGTGGGGTAGAAAATAATGTACATAAACAAACAAGAAGTTGAAAAGATTTTGTCAGTCATGGAGGAATTTCCTGATGCCAGAAGTTATCTATTAGAAGCAGATAACTCAAGTGGTATTGGCAGTATTCTAACATTGACCATGGACATGGACATCAACGGCAGAAACGCCAAGGTCAAAGTTGATATTGTCGGTGTGGAGACATGGTGATGTGGAATCCGTTTAAGAAACCCAAATCCGAAGAAACAAAGTTTGAATATCGAGTCATTGACTGGTCCAAGGTTACTACTGTTGAAGATGTTGTTAACATTTTAAGTAATCTTAGACTTACTCACAGAGTCAAAGTTGGCAAGGTAGAATGGGAAGACCCAAAATGGGCTAGACTTCTTTGTGATAAAGTTTATACAGAAACTTGGACCAAGTATGGCTGGAAAGATGATGAGGACAAAGAATGAACAAACGAATTAAAGAACTTGCTCTACAGGCTGGATATACACCTCTGCCCGGATTTGATTTTGCTAACGAATTACAGGAAGTATTTTTGAACAAGTTCGCTGAGTTGATTGTTCGGGAATGT